ATCATCGGGGCACAAAAGGATCTTAGTTGTTAAGGCTAGACAGCTTGGCATCTCTACCCTTGTGAGAGCTTGGCACTTTTATCAATGGTTGGCTGCAACTCAGCCCTTAAAACTTGGGGTAGTTTGTCATACAAGAGAAGCTGCTGAGAACTTACATAACACCGACAAAACATTCTTAAATAATCTTCCTAAAAAATTGCAGCCCATTATGGATAAGTCTACAGCTAAGACTATTCGATCTAAATCTTCTGGTGCTGAACTTAAAGCCTTTACCGCTGGTGCTCAAGGTGGTACAAGATCTTATGTATTTTCTATGGCTCATCTGTCGGAGTTTCCTTTCTATGAGAACCCTGAAGAAACTTTAGCTACAATCTTAGCTGCTGTTGGTGATGGACAAATAGTTATTGAAAGTTCTCCTAACATGGCAGGAGATTTATTTAATAGATTAGTTGTGGATGCTCTAGCTGGAAAGAATGAATGGAAGGTTGTCTTCTTTCCTTGGACTATTCATTCACATTATACATCCACTGATCCAACAGGTAAACTAACAGAAGAAGAAAAATCTCTCAAGAAGTCTGGACTAACAGATGGACAAATAGCTTGGCGCAGAAAACAAATCTCTACGCTTGGCATGGATAAGTTTATTAGGGAATATCCTAGGACTATAGAAGAAGCTTTCCGTAGTGGTAAGACTACATCTTATTTCTGGGGTGATGCAGCTAAGGAAATAAAAGGAGTTAATCTTGGAACCAGAGAAGATAGAAAATATAAAGGTGATATTAATACTGGTGATCGTTTTATTATTGGTGTTGATGTATCCGCAGGTGTAGGTGGAGATTACTCAGCTTTATCAGTTATAGATATAGATACTATGCAACCTGTCTTTCATAAGTTATCTAATGTAACCACTCCGCGTAATTGGGCTTCCGAAGTTTTATCTGCTGCTCAAGATTATAACGATGCTAAGATTATTGTTGAAGGAAATTCATATGGTGCTGCTGTTATTGAAGCACTTAAGGAATGGGGTTATAAAAATCTTTATAAAACTTCTGATGGTAAATCCTTTATTACTACTGGTGCTACACGCATTCGTTTATTCGAAAATATGAAACAGATAATTGAGGATGGAGTTATTGTTCAGTTAGACAGAGATGCCCTAGATCAAATCAGGCGTTGTATATGGTCTGATGGTAGACCTGATCATCCAGATGGTTCTCATGATGATTTATTATTCTCCATGATGCTAGCTTACTGGGGTATTAAAGGAAAAGAACCTTGGACAGAAAAAAGAGAAAACCCTATTGAGAAGTGGAAGATGATCGTTAAGACGAGGAAGGCTACAATGCCTCTGCCATTTAAACCTACAGGTTATGATTACGGTAAAAAGAAAAGCCATTATTAGAGAAGGTATTTATAAGGAAGCGTAATGAACATAAAGACAATAAAGAACATTCTTTCATTCCATGAGAAGTACTGGGAAACACATCGTAAGGAAATGCGTAGATATAAAGCTGCGTATGAAACTAATTTCTGGGATGAACAAGGTGTATCCCCTTATAAAGATACTCAGCTACAAGTACAAGTATCTGAAGGTTATAACTTTATAGAAAGTTATATGGCATCTCTCTTTGCTAAGCATCCAGCAGTTGTTTTAAAATCAGGCCTACAGAATAAAGGCAATGCAGCTAAGGCTGGATTTATTGCAAATGAATTCTTAGAGAAATCCCGTCATGAGATTGAAGCTGCTTCTCGTATGGCCCTGATCTATACCCATTCTTTTCTTAAGTTAATTCCTAATGCATCTGATGTTCTCTTACAGAAAGTTTTACCTGTAGCTATTCCTCCTTGGGAAGTTATTCTAGACTATGATGCTTCTCGTTGGGATCTACAGAAATTTGTTGGACATATTTATTACATGACTTTAGAAGAAGCCGATGAAAGATTTGGATCTAAAGATTGGTCTGGTATGTCCAAGATGTCCACTGAATATTTTTATAAAGAAAAGATGGAAGAATATGAGACACCTTCTTCTACCTTTGAATATGTAAAGATCATTGAAATGTATGACATGGTTGCGGATCAGTTGGTATTCTATTCGCCAAATTGGAAAGAAGATAAGATACTTGAGAAGTCTCCTGTTGGAATTCCCTTTAAATCTTGGGATGGAAAACCAGCTATTCCAATTGTTCCATTTTATTTTAATCATATTCCTGATGTTCCTCTTGAGGGATACTCAGCAATGAAGAGGGTCTATGACCAAATCTTTGAAATGAATATTATAAGATCTTTCCAAGCCAACGCTGTACGTAAAGCTTCTCGTCAGTATCTTGTAAAGAAAGGTTCTATTGATGCCGACCAGATGGCTCAGATCACAGCAGGTATTGATGGTATCTTTATTGAAATCGAAGAAGAGAATATGGATGGAATAATCAAACCTCTTCCTCAGAACCCCACTCCACCTGAGTTAGATCTTTATTATGCTCACGTTACTGGAGATAAAGATAAGGGTTCCATCATGGCACCATTCACTAGAGGAGAAGCTACCAAAGTTTCTGCTACTGAAGCTGCTGCTCTTGCTGCTTATACTTCCTCAGAAATTGGAAGGCTAGCCAGAGAGCGTGATGCTGTTATAGAGAACTTAACAAAATCTTATTTCCAAGTTCTTGGTCTATATCTTTCTGAAGGAGATACATCCTTAATTTATATACAAAATAAATTGCAGCCTGTAACTGCTGAAGATATTATGGGTGATTTCCAAGTCTATGCTTCCGATAGTTCTTCCACTCCAATGTCTGAAGCTTTAATCAAGGGACAACTTCTTTCAAATATTCCTACCTTAATTGAGCTAGGAGTTCCAAAGGATCTTGTTTTGGATGAAGTTGTTCGTGTTCTAAATCTTCCAGAAACATTTAAGGCTGAAGCCATTAAGCAATACATGATGAAACAAGTAGCTGCTCAGGCTCCACAAATTCCACAGGCTATTCCTAATGTTCCTGGCTTACAGAATATTCCTCAAGGTATTCCAACAAGCAATCAAGTAGTTAGTAATCCTTCAGTACAATCAATCGCACCATTATTACCAGGAGGTTTAAAGTAAATGCCCGCTTATGATTTTATGTGTTATACTTGCAACAAGCAAACAGATAGGTTGTGTAAATATGAAGCGAGAGAGGCTCAGTTTTGTAGGGATTGTAATGCTAAACTTAAGCCATTACTTTCTGCACCACAAAGAACACCTGGAAGATGGGGAGATACAGGTGGCGGCTTCGACCGTTCTCTGGGAAGACACTTCAATAACTCAATGGAAAAAGAAAAGTATATCCGAGCCAATGGACTTGTCGCTGCCTCAGACTTCGGTGGAGCTTCTTTCGTTGACAATATTGTAGAAAAAGAAGAAGCTAAATTTGTACAGCACGAAAAGGATATGGAGATATTCAAAGGTGTTGTATCTAGTGGCGGAGATCTTTCAAAGGCTTATGCCGAAACTTATTCTGTAGATAACTTAAAGGCTAGAGGTTTACTTGATGCCGATGTTCATTCTGGTAATTAAAAAAAATAAAACTTATAATAGGAGATACAAATGGCTCAAGCAGATTTAATGGCACTCGGTCCAATGGAAGCACCAATGGATCCAGAAGAAGAAAAAGCAATGGGTATGGCTGCTGAAGCTGATACGGAAATGGATGATATGGCTGAGATGGCTGCACCTGAAGGAAAATATTCTCAGAGATCTCTCAATGTTCTTGTTGACGCCCTCAATAAAGTTCTTCCTCTGTTTGATCCTACCTTACCAAAGATCCCTATGCAGTCTGTTGATATCGTTGGTAAACTTCCTGTTGAAATAATCAAAGCTGTTACTATGATTAATCAAGCTTGCAAAGATGCTCAGCTAACTAATCTTGCTCCTTCAATTGACGCAATGGTAGATGATCGTGGAATAGAAATGGTTGCTGGTAGACTTATTCTTCTCGCAAAGAACCGCGACTTTATTATGTTCCTAAAAGCAAGGCCAAAGGGAATGTCTGAAGTGGAAGGAACTGAAGTTGAAGTTAAAGTTGAAACTCCTGCACCATCCGCTCATGCGGATGAGGAAATGGATAAACTTATGTTGAGTAGGATGGGCTAATGGCAGTTAGCAATGATGTCTATGCGTCAACACAAAGAATTATAAAAACGCGGAAGAGTAAGCCTTCGACTTCTCCGTGTGGTCATCTAGCGAAGGCAATGAAGAAACTTAACTCAAAGAAAAAAGGAAAATAAAAAATGTCAGACATAAACTCCACTCCAACTCCTTCAGGGAACAATGGAGCAGAGGCAGGAAGTTCC